GGGCAATGACATGAGCGGCGCGCAGATCGGTCTCGGTGAACACCGCGAAGATCGAATCATCGGCTTCGCGGCAGGCGAAATCGACCTGGCGCATCAGCCGGCTCACCAGCCGCGCGGCATCGAGGCTGACGCGGCGGTCGCCGCGTTCGAAGGAAAAACGCGCGATCGACAGGCCGACGCCGCGTTTTTCGGCATCGTCGACGGCGCGGTTGAGATCGCGCCAGAACACCTCATGCGCGAGCAGACCGGTGCTCGGATCGATCATGCCCTTGGCGTCGAGCGATTTGAGCATGCGCTTGAGGCGCTCGCCGAAAGCGTGCAGCCGCACATAGGGCAGAACGCGCTCGACCAGCCGGCCGTGGCCTTCGGCGATGCGCTCGAGATTGGGCAGGAGCGCGTAAAACGCTTCGACCGCGCTGGGCTGGCCGCCGAGCACGGCGACCGGCAGGTCGCGAAAGCGCGCGTCCTCGGCGAGCACGGTCAACAGCGCCTCGACGACGCGTGGGCTGAAACCGTCGCCGATCACCATGCCGTCGATGTCGCGGGCGTTGAGCGCGCCCGCCGCGCTCTCGACGCTGAGCGCGCCGACCAGGCCGACCCGCTCGCCGACGGCGACCGTGAGGCCCGGATAGGAGCGGCCGCGGCCGGCGACCAGCACGGTCGCTTCCTCGAGCGGATCGCTGGCCGGTATTTTTGGAACCTGCTCGCCGCGCGAGACGAGCGTGTCGGTCCGGCGCAAAACCGTGCCGTGCAGCGCGCGGATGCGCGATGCTGCCGCGAGCCGGCGCGCGATCGCGGCAGCCGGCGCGCTCGCGGACATGGCCAGCGCATCGGGCACGAGGCTCGCGCCGTCGTCGCGCAGGCGGGCGATCACCGGCGTGAACGGGCCGCCGCCGGCCTTGAGTTTATCGGCGAGCGCGCGGCCATACTGAGCGGCGCGTTCGCTCGCGCTGCAGGAGTCGGCGAGCACCACGCCTTCCGGTTCGACCGAGGCGACCGCCGCGGCCGCGTCGGGCCAGTCGGCTTCGACGATCGGGAACGCGCCCGCCGCGCGCAATGCGTCGACAACGTCCGGCGCCGGATTGTCGGCAACGACGAGAAACGGACCTTGCAGCGCCATGGCGGGATACGAATTCGATGAAGAACCCTCGAACCATGCCAGAGCGCTGTTAATGGGCCGTTAAACTACATCACGTCACTCGCTCTGAAAGATCAATGAGTTGTGCTTGACGTTTTCCAATCTTCGGGCGGACGTTTTCCAATTCAGTTCGCCGCGTGTTCTTCGAGACGCCGCATGCCAGCCTTCGCATCCTCTTCCTGATCTGAAAATCGGCTGTAGCGCATGACCATCTTCAAGCTCATGCCCAGCTGCGCAGAGATCTCTTGATGCGTGAGGCCGGCGCGGCGGCGATCAACGACAGCAGTAGCGCGCAAGCCGTGGATCGTCATCTCGAGGCCGGCGATCGCCGCCGCCTCCGGCGTTGCTCGCCAACGATTCCAGCGACCATTCAATCGATCGCCATTGTAGGCTTTCCTTCTCACCGTGAGCAGATAGGGCACCATCGGCGCGACGCCCCACGAGTCGATTTGCACAGCTGCGGCGGCGGTGAGCGGAACCCAATGGCTCTTGTCGCGCAGCTTGCCGATCTTGAGGCGGATGCCCTGCTCGTGCCGATCGACCGGGCGCATCCGCACAAGATCGCTGCGACGTTGCCCTGTGGCGCGACCGATGATCGCCATGCGGCGAATATCTTCCGGTGCGTATTCGATCACAAAACGGTAGCCGTCCTCCGGCCACGGCTTGGTGCCATTATCGTCGGTCTCAATTCGCTTGACGCCTTGCGCCACGTTCTGAGCGACGTGGCCGCGTTGCACGCACCATTCCAAGAAGGCGCGCAATATCGAGAGCATATGATTGGCCGCGATCGGCGTCGCTGCCATCCCGTCCCGATGCGCGTATACGCCGGCCCGTGAAAGGTCGCGCACGACGAGCGTGCCCCATGCCCGCTCGAAGCCCCGGAGATACACGTTGTAATCCCGATGCGTAGCGGGCCGCAGGCGCTGCCACTCCGGGCTCTCGCGATATCGGCCGATCAGGTCCGCGAAAGAACCCTGCGCATTCTCAGCCAGGCCGGCCAGGCCGCGCAGTTGCTGCCAGAAGGCTGGATCCGTCGGGTCGCCTGGAAGCCGCACAGCAGCCTTCGCGGCGGCCGTGCCACGGCCCTGGTGGAAGTACCAATATTCCCGGCGCCCGCGTTTTACGCGACGCACGCCTTCAGGTAGGGCGACCATGCCGCTTGCGCTCCGACGCCTCATGTTGGGCTCCCGCGACGAACGGATCAGACGGAGAGCATTGAATCAGAGGACTGGGGCGCCCGTCTAGCGCCGCCTCCACGGATCTCCACTGCCAAAGCCGGATGCCCTTCGGCTTGATCGGCTGCGGCAGGATGCCCTCCAAAGTCCACGTCTCGACGGTTTCCACGGAAATGCAGAGATGACGCGCCAGAACTTCCGCCGTCATAAATGGCGGAGGGTAGGGGAGGTCTATGGCGCGCGTGCGGGTCATTCTCGCCGCCTTGGCGGGGAAGCTTCCGGGAACTTCCCGGAAGCTGCGAGGGGCGACGGGCGATCGAGCTGCGGCGAGCTTAGCGCAAGTTGCCCGAAGCTGGTGGCAAGTTGCCACCAGCTTCCATATGCCTCGAGGCAGCGGCGAAGGAGCGCAAACGAGAGCATGGCGGAACAGCGCCCGGGCGCCAGACCGAACACTCCGCGCAAGTTGCGCCAAGTGTCATCGGCGCGCTTACGCATGAGCTCGCCCCGTTTGGTCGGCGCGCTCGAAATAATCGGCGGCGTCGCAGATAGCTTCCACCGCGGAGAACGTGAGCGATCTGATTGCGTAGAAGATCATTGCGCATTCGGCGTGCCCGAAGTTTTCCACTTCAAAGCCATCCTTGTCGCGCCACCGGCCATCTTCGCCGGCTTTGAAATAGCGGCGATTTTCGCGCGGAGCGTACTCACCAAACCAAATGCGATCGATCAGGGGCACGGCGTCCATTTCGGCGTTGGGCCTAAAAGCGCCGGTATGGGCAAACACCGGAATGCCGGCCTGATACGCGAGGCCGATCTGAAATGCGGTCCCGACGTCTGCGTGGGGTCCTCTAAACGGCCCGATATCAGCAATGACCGCGTCGACCCGTCTGATGGCTTCGCGGGTCGCAACAAATATCATCTGCGAACTCGTGTCCCGATCGTCCCCCGCCCAAAACCCCTCAAAGCCACAACTTCGGCAAAATGCTTTCAGGCGGACGCTGATCGCCTGGGCGTCGGGGTGAAGTACCGCGGGTCCGGTGAGATAAAGTTTCCGCATCACCACAATCCCTTGTTCGGGCGAGCTCGCTCATGTGTCGCTCTCCGAGCACGTCCGTCGGCAGCTTCCGTAAAGTTTACGGAAGCTTTTGCCATTCCGGCCGAGGTCTTCTGCCATCGCTTAATAATGGCGCGACAACATCGGGCGATGAGCGTGTCGGACGCGGTGTTGCCGCTTGTTTTTGGATTGTCGATGTTCAGCGTGCCGGCGGTCGCGACAAAGCTTCCGGAAAGTTCCCGGAAGCTGCTGGCGCGCCGGTGTGTGCTCGGAACCTTCCGGCAATTTGCCGGAAGGTCTCGCGTCCCGGCTTTCACCGAACAGTTGTAAAGGGGGCGGGCGAGCTCAGCCTGGCGCCGCTTCGTCATCGCCACAGCCCTTTATTCAGGCGTGCGAGCACGTCAAAAGAATCTTCGCTTGGTTCACGCTCAGTCGGCTCCTGCTGAACCGCTTCGGGCTTAACCGGCGAGGCCGCCGCGCGCGCCAGCGGATTGAACAAATCGGGCGTTTGCAGATCTCGCGGAATACCCCGCTCCTTGGCGCGGCGCGCCCAATTGTCGGCGGTGAGGCCGACAAACCAGGCATTGCTCAGCGCCAAGTTTCCTATTCTCGTGTCGAGGAAATGATTCTCACGATGGGCGCGCGGCTTCCAGACCTTGCGAGTGCGCCCGCGGTAAATCTCGTCTTCCAGAAACTCCGAGGTGATTTGTTTGAAGTAGTTTTCGTCGAGGAAGCGGCCGAAGTGGCAATAGCCCGGCGGATAGATCAGCGCCGAGCCCGCCACGATCGGCGTTAATGCCGCGTAAGTATAGAATTTCGATTTCAGCGGCCAGGTGCCGATCTGGCGCAGCTTCGCTCCGCGTCGCATCTTGCGGCCGCGGTAATCGATGTCCTGGTCGCTAGCGAGGCCGAGCGGCACCTTGGCCCAGCCGTCGACGCCCTTTGTCGCTGTCGCGCCGGGATGATTCCGCGTCCACTCATAGACGACATCGGTACGATAGCCTGAATCGACTCCAATCTCGTCGAGCTGCCAGTCATTGCCGTAGGCGTCAGGCCACCGGCGGAGGTAGAGCTTGGTGAGCTCCGCAAACGCGCCGGCGTTCACTTCCGTCGTCGCGCCATCGAGATAATCGGCGAAGATCGTCCAGCTCTGTTGATCGGGCGCCCATGCGACGACTTCGACGTAAATGCCGCGCATCTGTATGTCGGCAAAGGCGGTGACAAGGAGTGCACCGGGCGGAATGCGACCTTCCGGATAATCTTCCCGCCGCTGCATCAAGAGCTCGTGGTCGGGCGCGTCCCCGGTCACGTCGAACGGCAGACCGAGATAGAGATTCCAGAAAGCTTTCAGCTTGGCCGGATCGTCGCCGGCGTCGACGAATTCCTTGGCGGTCGCTTCCCACGGCACGAAGGGCGAGGCGAGCGCGTCGAAGTGATAAGTGGGGAAGCGGCCGGGGCCGGACTTGGTCGCGATCCACTGGCCAGCCCGATAGAGCTCGAGCTTCTGCCAGCCCTCGATGATCGAGCCGCAGCACGGCGTGACGTAGTGCGCCTGGTGCGGGAAGGTTTTTTTGAACTTGAGGCCGTGCGAGGACGGATCGAACGGCGCATTCCATTCGAAGACAAAGCGCATGCTGCAATGTGGACACGGTACATGCCAGCGGCGTTGATCGCCGCGCTCGTAGATCTCTTCGATTTTCGAAGCGCCCTTGACCGTCGGTGTCGAGATGTACGCGCGCTTCCAGGTCCCAGAGGCAAGGAAAGACATCTGCCGACCAGCTATCAGTTTGAGCGGATCGCCCTGGCCCTCGAGATCATCCTCGTATTCGTCGATCTCGTCGCACAGCGCTTTTTTGATTGTCTTCAGCCGGAGCTGCGCTGGCGAGGAGGCGAGCGCCAGGTTGAGGGCGCCGCCTGGAAACTTTTTCTCGTAGGTCGTTGAGCCCGCCGAGGAGCGCGACGTCTGCGGATAGACCTTGCCGTTCTTGCCGCCGAGCACTTCGGTTTTTTCAATCAGGCGATTGAGTTTGGTCGAATTGAAGTCGGAGAGCGCACCGTCGGTCGGCTGCACGATCATCATGTCGCAGGGATCGCGGTCGATCGAATGACCGATCGCACATTGCAGCATTGTCGTGAACGCCGACTGCGTGCATTTCATCACGCCGATCTCGTTGACAAGCGAGTCCGGGCCGAGCAGGTCGAGCGGCTCGACGATGTGCGGCGTTCGCTCTAGGTCGATCTTCTGCCCGGCATATTCGCCGTCGGGCAAGATGACATGCTCCGCCGCCCATGCGGACGGCGCCATCGGCGCTTGCGGCTCGATCAGCTGAGCGAGGCCGCCGGCGACGACGGCGAGGAGCGAGTGTTTCAGCGCGACTTTCACGACGCGCCCCCGTCATCTGGCGCGGCGATCTCGATTTCCTCGCCGCCAGCACCGGCGAGATTGAGCTTGCCCAACGCGGCGCTAATTGCCTTCGACAGGTTGAAGGCGATTTCCTTCAGCAAAGACCGCACGCCCGCGGGCCCATCGCGCACGGCCGCGGCGTTGATCTCATCGGCGTGTAACGGCAGTTGACTGATTGGCTGGCGGATCGCCTCGCCGACTTCCGCGATGACGCTGTTCACGCGGTCGATCGCCACGAGCTGGCCCGTTTGTCGGCCGTATTCAAGCGCCTTCGTTCTTGCCTCGTAAAAGAGCTTTTGGCGCTGCGCTTCGCGGAGTGTTGCGTCGCCGGCGACGCTGCCGTCACTGGCGGCAGCGTCATCCAAGCGGTTCGCACGCGCGGTCGCGGCGGCTTGTGCCTTCGACAGGTCGGTGGTCTCGCCGACGGCCTGGTCGTATTCGGCGAGCTCCACCAGCTTCGTCTTGCCGGCTCCTTTGCGCGTCGTGATCCGGCCTTCCTCTTCGAGCGCGCTGACCCGCACCGAAATGGTGCTCTTGTCGACGCCCTTCTTGCGTGCGAGCTCCGAAATCGTGAGCCAAATTCCCTCTGGCGCGTCGCTATGGTCGGTCGTGTCATTCATCGCGAATTCGATTTTCAATGCCCGATCAAGGAGTTGTTGCTAGCGTTGGGCCAGATTGGAGTACCTCGAACTGGTGCTTTTTCGGGGGCTGCGCGGTCGCTTTGGGAGGTTGCCAGGAAGGACCCGCTGCCCGCTGGCCCTGGTGCCACCGCCGCCGGTGCTCAAGACAATCGGCCGCGCGGCCGAACCGCGTTTGATCTCGACAGTGACAACGGGTTGCGGAAGCTGCGTCATGCCGATCAACTCCTGACCGAGCCGGTCACGATGGCATTGATCTCATGTTCAATCCGCGCTGGCAGTTCCGCGCGTACAGTGTTCTCAAAAGCTTCCTTAGATTGTCCCTTCACCATTTCCCTTGGGATCGCCGGGCCCCAAAGTTTGAGGATCGGCAGCCGGCCCACCAGCCCGGATGGGCCGCCCCCTGGAGCTCGCCGGAATACGTGGCCGCCAAGCGAGGCGACGATAAACGCATGACGGAAAACTCGCCGCTTTCCCCAAGGGGC